CATGTACGCGGCATTCTTCATGCGATCACCCTCGAGTCCATCGCAGTGGCCATCCATCATCAGTTGATCTTGGATGCCGCGCGGTGTTACACCGTAGCTGGTTGTCATACATGCACGCTTGCAGACCTTGCGATCCACATGTCCTGCCCAATGCTTGGCCTCTTCGATGTTGCGACCATTGAGAATGTCCTCGTTGATCAATCGATTCACCACCGCAGCGGTCTCAGCATAGATGTCGTAGCGATCAGGGCTGGCCGAACAGTTGGTCAGCTTGGCACCCACCGGATCACGGCCCAGCAGGGACATGAGTTGAAGTCCGTTGTTCGATCCATCTTGGTGGATGGGAAGAGACGACAGGTACTTCGCAGGGTTGGTCATGCCGGTGGCTTCCATCCACTCGACGCAGGTTTGATAGAACTCGAGAGGACTATCAGCATCTGACCAGAAGCGCCAGCCATCCAACGGGTTCACCGCTGAGTCGATGATGTTGTCGTGGTTCTCTTTGGCCCAGACTTGCATCTCGTCGAAGGTGATCTTGTCGTTGCCGAAGGTGTTGCACAAACGGACAGCCAACCAGTACAACCCACGGTCACCGAGTGCCAGCTTCTCAGCAAAGCGCATGGTGCCTCGAGCCAGTCCGTCACCTTGTGGGTTCCAGTCTGGTGTGGTGTAGTAGAAGCGGGTGCGTGTGTCCACCTTGACTGGGTGGTAGACAGCCTCGAACTGCTTGTGCTCGTTGGCAATGTGGAACTTGCGGATCGCAGCCTCACGCTTGCTCACGTCACGTGCATTCTTGCCGTGCAGTTGGGACAGTTTGTACTTCCACTCAGCCTTGGTTGGTTTGTCCAGCTTCTCCCACTCAGCATCACTCAGTCGCTCAGGCAGAGCCACTGGGTCAGGCTTAGGCAACCCCTCGATCAAGTCGAGACCAGAGTTGTACACCTCCTCGGCCAACGCCAACGATGCAGTGTCCACTTGGTATGGCACGGAGCCAAGGATGTTGGCCGCGTTCAGTGTGGTGGTTGACAGTGGGTTGTCCAACGAGGCGGTGTGCTTGTGCAAACCACCGCGCATGAAGTCAGAGTCGACCATGTAGTAGCCGCCCTTGTACTTCTTGTTCTCTGGTGACCACTCCCAAGGCTTGGGTGGTGCAATCATGGGACGCAAGACCGGCGACATCACCTCGACACGCGAGTGCAAGTCTTCGATCATGGCCTGACATGGTGACGACAGGAACACCTGACGCTGGGTCTTGTTCCTGATCTGCACGTATTGCATCGTGAAGAAACCACCGGTGTGCTCGAGTGCCAACTCCAACAGCTTGGAACCGATGTGCATCTTGGTGTCGCGACGCCAGTCAAGTGTCTCGATACTGTCAATCTTTCGACACCAGTTACCCCACTGACGTTGGTTGAAGTTCTTTGCCTTGCGTACCAGTTGAGCCGCGAGGTCACGGCCACCGGATTCTTTGGAAGTCTTCTTGGACTCGGCCATCCACTTCTCGAACTCGACCTGCTGCTTCACAGCGTGGCCAATGTCCATGCAGATTTGGTTGGCCTGTCGACCAACGCCGCCGGTGTTCACACGGATGCCGAGGATGGCACGCATGGTGATGTATGCCAGCTTCTCGGCCGACACGAATGAGATGTACCACCACCACTGTGGGCGTACCCCTTTGCCAGCGTTGGCGATCCCATCGACGGCCACCTCTTGGGCCTCCTTCACAGCGGGGATCAGGAGGGACATGGTCTCGTTGAAAATCTTGCGGCCAGCGGCGGTGTCGGCGAGGCGCATGTTGGGATCATTGAGGGTGGAGCGGAAGCGCTCGACACCTTCGTCAACACCTGACATCTCGTGCAGGATTTGATGGTCTTCGGCTGTACCCTTGCCAAGATCAACCTGCAAGTAGGAGATCATGCGTTGGCGTTCCTGTGCAGATAGTGTGCAGATTTCTGTCATCTCGTAGTCCTTTGATTCTGTTGGTTTACTCGTTCGCGAGTTACTGTACTCGTTTGTTTCTAAAGAAAAATCTTTATGTATATCAATGGGTTACTTCTGATATAATCCTTCTCATAACCCGAAGGTCGTAGGTTCAAATCCTGCCCCCGCAACCAAACACAAGCCTTATAAAACCTCAGCTTTCGCAAGATCGCCGAGGTTTTTTTTTGTTGCAGCTTCACTGGATGTGCACCATGTGTGCAGATTTTCTCCAGAGGTACACACAAAGCACAGCCAGTATGAGTGTGAGTGCTGGGTGGATCACAACGAACACCCAGATGTTGAGTTCTTCGTAGGTCATGCCGAGATGCTTGGCACCCCAGCGAAGGATGTCCACGCAAATGTAAAACAGGCTGTTCATGAAGTGGTCGTAAGTCATAGTGGGCTTTCAGGTAGTTGTTCGCGTCGTGTCTTTTCATGTTCCCGTATCTGCTTTGCTGTCCAAGGTACGGGGCCGGTTGCTGGAGGGAATGGCCAACAGTTCATGGTGTCTTCCCCTTGCACTCGCGCAGTTCTTGCTCCAGCTTCTCGATGCGTTTGAACAAAGCCATGATCGCACCGTATGGTACGAACAGAATGTCGTCGTGTTTCATGCTGCGTCCTTCAGTTGATTCAAGATGTCGGCTGCTTGCTCGGCCACATGAGAGGGCGCGAGGAATGCATAGCGCTCGGTCATGGTGGTGTTGCTGTGACCAAGTAGTTTGCTCACTGCGTACAGCGAGACACCGTTCTGCACCAGACGTGATGCGAAGGTGTGACGCAACGAGTGCGGCGTGAACTTGCCATAGCGTTTGACCAGCGCAGCATCGTTCAGACCAGCACGCTCGATGGCGTTGCGAATACCCTTGGTTGCGTAGCCACGTGCCTCATTCATATCATCACGTGATGGGAATACATAAGGGCTGGTGCCACACGATTCATAGCGACGCTGCAAGATGGCACGCAAGCGATCAGTCATGATCAAAGTACCTTCGTTGCCCACCTTCTCGCGGTAGATGTTGATCGTTTTCCAGTTAATCACATCGATGGCAGACCAAGGTACCTCAGCCACTTCACTGTAGCGGGCACCGGTGTCCAGCAAGAACACAGTCAGATCGTATTGGTCTTGCTGTTGCTTGCGGATGTGTGACCCAACGCCCTTGAGGGCGCGAGTGGGATCGAGTTCAGCCAACAGCTTTGTCTCTTCCCCTGCCAACAGGTAGCGAGTCTTCTCCTTCACCTCCAGCTTGAGGCCTTTGAAGTTCTGGCCATGTGCCACGGCCATGCCGTAGTCGAGGTTGGCTTTGTTGTACACCGTGACCCAGAAGGTGATCACGTTGTTCACTGTCTTGGGTGAGTACCCTGCGGCCAGCATCTCTGCTTTGACCGTTGCGATCTCGGTGCGAGTAAGCGCCTCGATAGGTGCTTTACTCCTCAATCGCGATTTACTGTACTCAATGCGCGTGAGGTATGCGCCGACGGTGCGGATGTCCTTGCCCGATGCTTTGAGTTCATCGAGGTACCGACGCGCGGCGTCGCCAACAGTTGCAGCATCGCGTGTTCCAAGTTGAGCACGATCATGCTCACGCTTGGCATAGCTTGCGGCCACAAGTTTGGCTTCGGATTTGTCTGTGCGTTTGGTAGAGACGCGGTCATAGCCGAGGACTCTGCCGGTGACATCGAGTTGTGCCACACGCATCCACCAGTACGGTGAGTTGTCTCGTTTGTAGAGTGCGATTGTCATGCGCTTGCCTTTCGTTTGTTTTCATAGAGTTCAACCACAACACGTGGTGTCTCTGGTGTGATCAATACGCTTTGCAGCGTTGGCCCTTTACGGTAACCAGTGGTGATGCAATCAGTGATGTAGTGTCTTCCAATCTTGGCGATGTGGCAGACCACCTCATCACCATTCAAGACCACACAGTATTCCTCACCGAGGTCACTTCTGTAGTACACGACGTCGGCTTTCGATTTCAGAATCTCATCGTAAGTCTCAACGTACACCTTGATCATCCTTCGCTGTTCACGTGTGAATCGACGTGCAACATTGAGGTAGATCACATTGCCCTGCACCATTCTTCACTCCTCCAGTTCGCTTCCAGTTGTAATCGCCGCGTGTGTGTGCGGGTCGTAGAAGGACAACATCGTCAACGCAAAGTTCCGTATGTCAACGCCCAATGCACGTGCAGTTTTGACATACAAATTTGGTGGAAGTCGTCCTTGTCCATTCTCAAGTTGAGAGATGAACGTGTAGTATTTTAGCCCGAGGGCTTCAGCGAGTTCACGTTGGGTTAATCCTGCTGCTATACGTGACTGCTTTACGAAATCACCACCTTCGGCTCGGAGAATCCGAGACTCTTTGGTTGACTTGTCGTATTGCATATTTGCCACAATGACACCTACCTTTCCTTTAGTCTTACGTTCAGTGTTACTTTAAGTTAAGTATTACGTAGAGGTGGAACTATAGTGAACGTATAGTACCTATAGAGACACTGTAGTCTACATGAAGTTCTCTATGGTTTCTATACGTTCACTTAAGTCTCTCTTTAAGTTCTCTCTGGGGCTAGAGTCGCCTCTAAATGCACACCCCCCACAACCAACGCACAATGGCGAAGAACACAGCGGCCAGAAAGATGTACACCGGCCACACAATCGAGCCGTCGT